CAGCACGGGGACATTTTCGTCGGGCCGCCTTCTACGCGCGTCACGACAGAACTGATGAGGAAAGTGTGAAACCGATCTTCTACCGCAAACCCATCGATCACGGTAGAACCCAGGCCCTGATGGTTCGGGGTTTCGCCAGCGACGACGGCGAGACCCAGATCGACGCCGTACTGGAGGTCATGACCGGCTCGCACGCTGGGTCAGTCCGAGAAGAAATCAACATTCTCTGCAACGCACTCAACACAGTCTATACCGACTGGAAGGAGGGGAAACTGTGACACGAATCCGGTTTGAGATCATCGCCAAAACCGGCAACCACATTCTCGCCGAGGTTCAAGGCCTCGATCGAGACGCGAACGATGTCACCATCGGTGAAGCGCAGGAAATCATCGAGCTCGAGCAAAAGCTCGAAAAGCTAACCGGACACCGGTGGCACATCAACATGCATACGGCCTAGGGGGTTCAGCCCCCTACTACCCGCGACGTCGCAAGGTTGCAATCATTGGATAAATACCGGGGTCCGCGACGTCGCTCGGCACCAGACAAAAAGAAAGGCGGGGGTGACAACCCCGCCAATTCGAACTACTCGGCGGCGACGGGCTCTTCGATCTCCTCGGTTTCCGTCTCCTCCGTGACCGGCACCTCAACGACGACCGGGGCATCCTGCAGAACGACCCAACCGCGCTTCTTGAAGATGGCGAGGTAGTAGATCGCGATCCGCGACGGTTCCTGGCGGGTGACCAGGCCGTTTTCCGTGATGAACGAGGTAACCTCGTCCAACGTCGTGCCCTCGGGTTTCGCCTCGAGGGCAGAGAACACCAGCGCGGCCTGGCGGCCCAGATTCTCATCGGGGACGCGGTCGGTGCGGACAAAGTAAGCGGTCTTCATGGTAGCCATGTTATGCTCCGTGATTGAAGTCAGCTGAGACATTCAGCGTGCACTCAATCATGTAGAGATTATATAACAACGGAGTATGCTCTGTACATACAATGGTGCTGCGCGATGTGCTTCGTCATAATTGAGCGACGTCGCGTGGCACATTGTTATTCCCTGGAGGCTTTCAGCGTGGTATAATAATCTAGTGGATAAGTATGTTAATTTGCTTCAGGAGTATGCTTCTGGTCTGACCTTGAGGCAACTTGCGGAGAGGTATGGTGTAACTTACACGACGATTTTGCGCGTGTTAGTTCGACGTGGAGTTGAGCGTAGGCATCCAGGACCTCCTAAGTTTAAGTACACCGGTTCTAATCATCCGAATTGGTGTAACGATGCCGGCTATCACGCGCTACATCGTCGCGTTGAGAGGTTGCGAGGGAAGCCCCAGTTGTGCGAGTACTGTGGTACGACTAGTGCAAAGCGTTTTGATTGGGCGAGTAAGACAGGTGACTATAAGAACCCTGGCGACTATGTGCGACTTTGCGTGTCGTGTCACGTGAGTTTTGACCATCCGAGTAATAAAGGTGCACCGCGGAGCTAACTTTTTTATTTACTTCTGTGTCTCCGATGTTATATAATTACTTCAACGATTGAATGAGGTATTTGCTGATACCAAATTCACCCAAACGCTGGCGGCAGCAACCGCCTCGGGTCTAGAGCGATAGGGGTTTTCCTGTTTGGTTGGGCTAGACCAACAGCCGGTTACGCGGTTCACGCGGTATACGGACGGCCAAATCAGGAAACATTTTCTCGATCTTCCGGTCGCGTGGTGGCCTCCGGGAGGAAACCGGGTCAGGGAAGCTCCAATATAACTTCCCTGACCCGGACCTATTTCGACCCCGGTATTTGACCCAAGGGTTCAGTTGGAGCGACGTCGCGTCGGATAAATAGTTTACTCCGCGACGCAAATAGTAGTGTACAACCGATTTGAACTCATGATACAATCTCTTTATGGTCAAGTTAACCAGGAGGCCCACATGGCAGGACAGCGTTACCAGTTGAAGGACGTAGAAGCGTGGAAGGTGAAGCTCAAGGGGGGCGGTCTGCGCGGTCAGACCTCGCTCATCCTGAAGGCCTTGATTGACGCTCACCCCTCTGGCCTGACGATCGCCGAGGTGTCGGAGTTGGTCAAGGACGAGATGGTGACCAGGCAGCCGGTTGACCGGGTGGTCGGGTTCTATTTCTCCACCTGGAAGAAGGCTGGTCACCTGGTGTCGACGATCGGGACCACCACTCCTCCGGCGGCTGAAGGTGATCGGGTGAGGGAAGTGGTTGATCGTCCCGTCAGGACGTTCACCCCGGTCGAGTCCGAGGATGAGGCCGAGGAAGAGGAAGACGAGGACGAGGAAGAGGAAGACGAGGAAGACGAGGACAACGGTGAGGTCGAGGAAGCTGAAGAGAACGAGCTTCAGAACACTCTGGCCAAGACCGAGAAGATGAAGGACGCCATCCTGGCTATCATCGCTGCGGTTCCCAACGTGGCCGGTGAAGAGATCATCAATACGCTCCAGGAGCACTGGCGCACTGGAACGACTCGCAAGTCCATCAACGACTGCTTGCACCGCATGACTCGTGCTGACGAGATTCGTCGGCAGGAGCAGGGCGGCTACCTGCTCCCCGAGATGGTGAGCTGACACACCGGTGGCGTGGGCAGAGTGACGCGCGCTAGACGCACCCCGCGTTCTGGCCTGTGCTGCTCTGCCCGCGCCGACCACTTACACCCCCGGTACTGACTAAACAATTTAGACGCGTGACATCGCGATGTCGCTGGGTTAGAACCTTATCACGGAGCGACGTCGCGGGTCTTGCACTGCCAGCTCTCTGCTGGCAGACTGTCGGTGTTACTCGTTTACTTCGTTCAGCCGCCTTGCCTGATCTGCTAGGCTCGTTACGATCTCTTCGACCGTCCAGCCGAGAAATTCCCAACTATCTGTGTTGATCTCGACGTAGTCCTTACCGAGTTTCTCGAGGTGCTTGGCGAGATCGGCCATGTCCATCGTGGTGGCCGTTACCCGCATGATATCTGGGGCGTCGTCCCGTTCGATGACGATGTTGAAATTGTACAGTTCGGTTTCGAAAATCTTCTTCGCTTTCTCTTCGGGTGTCGGTTCGGGTTCGTGAACCAAGTGTTCTTCGATCTCCGCTACGGTCCAACCGAGGAACTCAGGGTGAACCGGTTCGACCGCTTGGAAACCGGGTGCCAGTTCGATATTCCCCAACAGAATGGAGGCGGCCTCGGTCGTCATGTCGGCATGGACAACTTCGTCTGTTTCACCGTCTCCGCCGTTGAATACGATGTGGAACGGGTAGATTGTTTCTCTGTAAATCTGTTCTGCTTTGGTCATCGGTGGCCTCGTTTTCTGTCAGTTGGAGTACTGACCGTCATAATTGGTCAGCAGACTGCCAAGCTGTCGGATGGCGGTAACGACGTGGCGGTTGGGAACGTTGTCGAACCACTCTCTCAGAGTGATTACGGTGTGCGGATAATTCTGATGTTCCATCAGAAAGACGGGGTAGTCAGACTGAAAGAAGTCGCCGTCCGCGCTTGCTGGGCGGGTGGACGGGCAGAGAACTTCCCAGAAATCATTGTTGCCGTACTCGATGCAGCCGACAGATTCAATCTGCAGACTGTCTACCACGATCGGTGTGCCGTTTACGAGGTTGTCTTCGACGTTGTACACGGTGGCCTCCGTTTTTGTTTGTTAACCGAGTTAACTTTCTAAATATATTATATAATAACGGGGTATACTCTGTAAATAACAATGTATGCTGCGAAGTGTTTCGTGAAACCCCGGTAGTATCCTCAAATTTGCAGATTCGCGACGTCGCGGTTGGATATCGCAGCGGAGCACGTTGCGCTACTCATTGTATTGTACTTCAGGGTGCCTGATGAGATATAATGATCTCATGCAAACCAAACCCGGCCAAAAATCTTTCACCGCGCAATGGTTCCAAGAAGTTAGCGAGCACGTCGATGAGTGCGCTGTGTTCTTGGATAAGTCTGAAATTACCCCGATGCTCAACGCGGTCAGAGACCGATACGAGCGAAACGAGGTGATTACCATCCTGGAACACCTCGAAGCCTGCGTCGCCTTGTTCATCTACCTGAATGCTCAGCTCGGTATCGCTATCGACCGCACTGCTATCGGTACGGAGGCCACCAATGCTACGGATTGATCGATCTGAAACACCTCGCGGCGGGTTCGGGTTCGATATTTACCTGACCACCATGCAGAACACCCCGGTAGTGTACTGGACCGCCAGCCACAATTCCTACGTGGCGCATAACGGGGCCGTGTATAGCGTGAACGGTATCGGGGAGATCCGTTGGAAGGTTGAGCGCTGGAACCCCGAATACAACGAGGTGATGGCGTACTTCTACGTTTAGCTCCGGTACCTGCCCGGCACTTCGGTGCAGGGCTGACCTGGGGCGATATTGCTAAGCCCGGTACCTTACCTATCACTTCAGGTTACTAGTTCCTGGTCCCGATATAGCGTAGTTGCTCTTCTAGATCCGGTACCCTACCTACATGTTCAGGTACTAACCCGCAGGTCCCGATATTAGCCTGACCGGCCGGTGACACGTGACGTGCGACGCGCGAAAGATGTACCCCCCACGGTGGCCCCCTGCTTGGGCGGCTGGCGGCCTGGCGGGGCCGGTATTCTAGCTAGGCTTGCAGAGCTCCGCTAAACTGACGCGATATCGCGCAGTCAAGCCCCGGTACTGGAGCGGCGCTCCAGACTCTAATTCTGTTGGTGCGATACTGCGACGTCGCCGCGCTAGATCCCGGTAATTGACCTGAGGTTTCAGTTTATCGCGACGTCGCGGCATTAAACCCCGGTACTGGACCGGCAGTTCAGGTCTTCTTCCTCGAGCCGCGATATAGCGATCCGGTATCCCCTGAGTTCTTCGAGTTTGAGCGACGTTGAGGAGGGAGAGCGGGGGATTTCTCCCCCGCTCCGTACTAGCGGTTTTGCCAGGCTTTCAGGCGGCGATGGACGAGGCGCAAGCGGTTGGTGAGGCGTTCTTGCCGTGCCATCCACCGCTGTTCGTGGTAGGCGAGGTAGTAGTCAGCGCGCACTGGATCGTAGTGACCGTGAACGATGATCTTGACTTCGCTGTGGTGATGTTGTTCGCGTCGAGTCATGATCGTTTCTCCTTTGCGACGTTGCGAAGTGAGGGGCGGCTTGCGCCGCCCCCCTGGGTGTTACCGCTTCCACGCATCCGTCAGGATGATGAGCGGCTCGGTGGCGGGCGCCGGACGCTCCACGTCCTTGCGCACCGTGGCCTGCACGGTCGCGTCCGCGACGCGCTCGTTGGCCGGGTAACCGTCCTCCTCGTTGCGGAGGCGGAGGTGACCTTCCTTACAGAGGATCACCAGGTAGTAGGCGGCGATCCGGGTGGCGGACTGCCGACTCTTGAAGTCCGGATCGCGCTCCAGCGCGACCGCGACGTCGTGGTAGGTCGCTCCCGCCTCCTTGGCGGCTGCGAAGTGGCGGTGGACGAGGGCCTTCTGGCCGGAGCCGGAGAAGGGCTTGGGGGTGGTGACGTACAGGTTCGCCATTGGTGGCCTCCTGGGGGACGAGTCGCGGAATTGCGACTCCCGTTTCCACTGGTTGTGGATTCGGATTCGAGGGAGGGGTGGTTCCTCCCCCCAATTCGGATCCACATCCGAATTCGCGATTTCGCGATTATATTATTTTATTATTTATCCATTAAGATTTCGATTTCATCCTCCAATTTTTGAATTATACTGTCAGAACGATTATAATGAGAATCTTCTAACAGAATTTTAATTGTTTGTTCAATGTGATGGATTTTTTCCCAATTTTCCATTTTCGACCTCGTTTTTTAAATTTGGTTTTAATTAACCAAATTATAAATTAATTATAACATATTTTTCAATTTCAAAAAAACAAGAAGAATGATTAATAAATTGCCTGTGTAGCCCCCCTCACTCTTCCTCCCGGAAAATTTCCCAGAAAAATTCCACCCGAGGCCGAATACCGTAATCCGCAAAAATCCCCGTAAAAATAGTTGTTTACTTCTAAAATCCACCGCTATACAATCGCTAATCGTGCCAGCTCAGGAGTGTCTCTTCTGCGGCGCCCTCACCGGGTTTCCCCATGACCCGGGCTGCCCCAACGTCAATGAATTAACCCCACAAGAAGTCGAGCAGTCCTTACACGAACTGTTTCAGCTAGAAGTAGAACTCCTGACCACCAGCCTGCACGAGTTCCTGAAAGTCTGCTGGCCCATACTTGAACCCGCGCGGACCTTTGTCGATAACTGGCATATCGATGCCATCTGCGAGCACCTAGAAGCCGTCGACCGCGGCGACATCACGCGCCTGGTCATCAATATCCCGCCACGGATGCTGAAGTCCATCACCGTCGAGGTGGTGTTCCCCAGTTGGGTGTGGACGCATCGTCCCCAGGTGAAGTTCCTGTCCGTCTCATACGCACGAGCGCTCGTCATCAGGGACACCAACAAGGCGCGGCGGCTGATTCAGTCTGCCTGGTACCAGAAACGCTGGCCGCACGTGCAGATTCACCCTGACCAGAACATGAAATCGTATTTTGAGAATACGCAGTCTGGGGCGAGGATCGTGGCCAGCTTTGAAGCAGGTGCCACGGGTGAGGGTGGGGACATTATACTGGTCGACGACCCCTCAGAACTCAGTGACGCGTTCAACGCAGCCGCGCTGAAACATGTGCAGGAGGTCTGGGATGATACCCTGACTACCCGGCTGAATGACCCGAAGACGGGCGCGTTTGTCATCATCATGCAGCGGCTCAGTAGCGCAGATCTCACGGGGTATGTGATGCGGGAGCGCGGGTGGACTCACCTGATGCTGCCTATGGAGTATGAATCGCGCAGAAAATGCGTGGTGTATCTGCCGCGAGACAAGGATGTGCGCTCGGGAGCTCCGCTCCCGGGCGCGTCACCGTTTTTTGAAGATCCTAGAACAATAGACGGGGAGCTCTTGTTCCCTGAACGCGCGCCAGAGGCGGTCGTAGCCTCATTGAAACTCAAAGGGGACCTGATTTACGCTTCCCAGCAGCAGCAACGGCCTGTACCCACAGGCGGGTACGTGTTCCACGAGGAATGGTTCCAGTACTATAAGTCCCTGCCGCCTAATTTTGAGACCCGCGCAGACGGCTGCATCTCAGTAGACTGCTCGTACAAGGACCTGAAAACAGCCGCGTACGTTTGTATGGGGGCTTGGGGCCGCATTAACACGACGCATTACCTCTTGCACGTGATTCGGCGGCGTATGACGTTCCCTGAAACGATGGTCGCGCTGCGCTCGATGTGTGACATGTTCCCCTGGATTGGCCCCAAGCTGGTCGAGGACAAGGCCAACGGGTCCGCTATCATTCAGATGATGCATAACGAGCTCATCGGGCTCATTGCTTTGAACCCCGAGGGCGGTAAAGAGGCCCGCGCGAACGCAATAAGCTACCTGTTTCAGGCGGGCAATGTGCTCCTACCTGACCCCGACCACAGGGTCTGGGTTCGGGATTACACCTCTGAGCTCCAAGGGTTCCCCCGGGCTGAGTTTCAGGACCAGGTGGACATGACGTCGCAGGCACTTATTTGGTTCGACAAACGCCGGGCGGGTGAAACGCCGGTGGAAGAGCTGCTAAGGTCAGGTGGGACCGCGGAAGCTGAGAGGATGGTCTTCTAATGGGGCTCTGGGAACGCCTGTTGCAGCTCAAAAACTTGGTTCCCTATGGTCTCGCCAGGGAGCCAGTGGACCCCGACACGCTCGTGGAGCGCGGTTCGGCCGGTACGGAGATGTACGGCCGGTTTGTGCCGTGGTTGGATTACAACCCCAAGCTCTCGGGGGAGCAGGGGCTGGCGACCTACGAGCAGATGCGGAAATCTGACGCGTCTATTCGGTCCGTCTTGCAGGCTTGTAAGCTTCCGCTGCTCCGGGCGACCTGGAAAGTGACCCCGGCGGTGGAGTCTGAGGCCGACGAAACCGACAAAGAGATCGCGCACTTCTGCTCGGATGCGATTTTGGGCGAGGCAGCCTCAGGCCCGGCGCACAGTCACACGGCCGTGCGCTTGGCTGGCTCTAACAAGGTCCAGACTTGGCGCGGCGTGCTCAAACACGTGCTCCTGATGCTGGATTTCGGCTTCACGGTGTTCGAAAAGGTCTGGGACACTGACGACGACGGGCGCCTCACGCTGGCGCGGCTGGCCCCTAGACTCCCGCAGACTATTTCACAGATTGAAGTGGACCAGTTTGGCTTCGTGAAGTCAGTTTTTCAGCGCGCTTATAAAAACGGGCGTCAGAAAGAGGTCGAGATACCAGCGCCGTATGTGTTTGTGCTCACGCATGACCGCGAGGGGGACAATCACTGGGGCGTTTCGCTGCTTCGGTACGCGTACAAGCACTGGTACTACAAAGATGAGGCGTATCGGATCAATATGGTCCGCCTGGACAGGTTCGGGGTGGGTATTCCCCGGGCAAAGATCGCCGCGGGCTACCAGCTGAAGGTTTCTGAGCAGAAAGCGCTCGAAGAGCTGCTGCAGGGGCTCAGATCGCACCACCGGGGGTACGTTATCACCCCCGAGGAGATCGATGTCAGCATTATGACCCCTGAAAATGAGGCGGGAGGCGCTTCGGGGGTCCTGGACTTCGTCGACCACCAGGATATCATGATCTCGCGCATGGTTTTGGCCAATTTCTTGACTGCGGGGGTCCAGAAACATGGCAACTAAGGGACGACGGTCACCTGGTC